CTTATTCTATCTTGAGGGTAGGTTGGCTTTGGTCATTTTCTTCAATCACTTCCCGGCTTTTGTCGGGGCCTTTTTGTCTTCCCTCTTTTGGACTACCAGGGATTGGATGGTGGCGCGTGTCGACATCTATTTCCTTGCGACTGACTTCGAGGTGAAGGGCCCCCAGGTGATTGACGGATTGCACCATTTGTCTCGACGTGATGAGCCTTCTAACTTTTCTGATGAAAAGTTGAAGGCTTCCGTCTCTTTTATCGACAAGGTCCCCGGAGGAACTTTTGCCGCCTTGGCTTTGATTTTCGTCCTTGCCATTGTGAGGGCGATCTTTGCCAAGTTGTTGGGTGTTTTTAAAGGGTTGGCTGGCTTCCCTTTGAGGATCTTTGATTCTCTCATCCTTGCTTTTGTCCCTTTCTTGATCCCTTCTCGGACACTAGATGGGTTCTTTGCGGTGTCGAATGCCGTATATTTGGTCAATCGACCTTTTATTACCCTGTTGTACAGGGATTATAAGCGTTTTCTCCGGTTTTTGGGGTTAGCGTCTTTATGGGCCGCTCAGGCCACCGACATTCTTTTTGCCGAGGAGCCTGAATCTATGTCGCAGACCGACATCGAACTTCTTAACTCCTCTGTCCGGTCGAATCGGGCAAAACTTATTAGGGGTGGGGCTGACCTTTCCGCCAGCCTTTCCTCGGTCTGGATCCCAAAATTGGTCCAGTTGACCCGTCGTCGCGCCTTGAAGTTTGTCGACTCTTTAGACAATGTTCGTCTCCCTGAATTTATCGGCTCCCTTTATAAGCCTGCCGATATTGAGATGATCACTTCATCTTACCAGTTTCTTGAAGACGCTGGTATCTCGACGCTTCCCGGTTTCAAGGAGTCCTTTGGTGACCCTTGTGATTCTCAGTACCTCGCCGAGTGGGGTTCTTGGAAGAACTGGCTGTTGTCCAGTTCTAATTTTGCCATGGGGTTTTTCGTTCCCGACTTGGCCCTTCAACCTTGGCTTCCTGACGTTGAGTTCGACCCTGAGACCCCCGGGTATAAGCACACTTCTGCTTTCACCGGGGTTCTTGAAGAACTGCGCTCGACTGCCAGGTACTGGACTGGCCAAGAGAAGAACACCGTCAGTGACGGGTTTGATGAGGTGCTTGACGGCATGTGGCAAGCCGTCCGACCCCAGTATGCCAATTCGAAATTGGCTACTTTTAGCGAAGTTTATGCAAAATGGGTCAAAAAGTTTAACTTCGCTTTTGGTGTTGGTAAGTTCAATAGCTCTGGGAAAGTTCGTCAATCTACCCGCCAACAGGTCATTGATTCTGTTGGGGGCAAGAAGAATTTCCTTAAGATCTGGGCTGACGTTTTCAGGAATAACGTCGCCCTTGCCATCCCCTCTCCTGTTTTCACAAAGTTTGAGACTTTGAAGTTGAAAAAGTTCGCTGCTCGTGCTGTTCGCACGGTTGTCGGTTCTTCCTTTGATGAATATGTTCGGGCTACTGTGTTTAATTACAAGCCTAACCATAATTATAAGATCTGGGAGACCCCTGCAAAGATTGGCATGCCGATCAATGGTGCGAACTTTGATAAACTATGGACTTCTCTTCTTGGTCGGGATCGGATCTTCGCCGGTGATATGACCGCCTTTGATTCGACCCAGACCCCCCTTGTTGTTAAGATGTGTGCTGAGATCCGGAAAAAGGGTTATACCCTCCATAAGGATTCCAACCGCATCTGTACCTTAATTGATATTACCTATGACAAGTTGATCAATACTCCTATGGGTTTTAAAAATTTTGGCGACATTGGGTTTAAGGCGCAGGCGCCTTCTACTGGTCATTCTAGCACTGGTGCCGACAATTCCTTAATGCTGGACATTAATTATCTTTTTGCTTGGAGGTCTGTCACCGGCCTCCGTTGTCGGGAGTTTTTCAATTTTAACACTCTCGCCAATCTTGGGGACGACCATGTTTTAGGTTATGACCCAGTTTTCGGCTGGTCTCCTGAGGCTGCTATTGCCGCCATGGCTCGCCTTGGCACTGTCATGCGGGATGAAGCTCCAGGAATTCATTCCCTTCCTACAGTCACCGCCACTCCTCC